TCATTCGGTAGTTACGCCCTGGTGTTACACCACCACCACCGAACCACTCGTGGCCGTGGTCTATCCACAGCTGGCCAGCCTGCATCTTGCCCCGTTTTGATACCCACTCGATGCCTAGTTCACGTAGTTTCAGAAACTCCTCGAGGTGGACGGTACCGATAAGTTCTTTCGCCTTACGTGCAAGATACCTCTGGTATCGTTCCTCATGGTTGCCCTCTCTGTACACTATGCGTACCTTGTCACCAAAGAAAGCCCGCAGGTGTTTCAGCATGGCGATCGCAACATCGAGCTCCCACTTCCAAGAACGTTTCCCTTCAACCTTCTCGTGATCGCTCAGGTTGTAGACGTCCAACATATCGCCGTTCAATACTAGCGTGTCTATGCCCTCATCACGGAGTGTTTCTATTGCCGTCCAATATGCGCCGTAGAAATTACCGGCCGAATCCTTGCGTAGGTCATGGAATGGCCAGTGTGCATCCGAGATGATGCCTATCTTACCAGGTCGTATTTCGCATACTTCGTCATCACGTAGTTCGCCTGCTATGGCATCGTCGAAGGGGACCGCCCCGTATTCGGTAGGTGGTGCTTCGGCTGTTCTAAGTTTCTTAAGTGCTTCGGCCTCACGTTCGTGAACGCTGTTAAGTGCTGCCTTTGCCTTGGCAACTTTCGTAGACATCAGCTCAGGATTCTCAGCAGCGAAGGCGTGGGCGTTCTTGACTTCAGCGCCGCGTATTATGCCACCCTTAATCTGGGATTTCTTCATACGAGCCGCACGGTAATCTTCTATGATTTCCCGCACGGCATCGTACTCTACATCTGACAGGCGTAAACGCGGCATGTCTGGCCCTGTCTATTTACTTGGAATCTTCAGCGAAAAAACCGATGATGAAGATAGCGACCGCAGTGATCGCTTCCTGTGGGATAGTGTAACCAGTAACCGAGTTCACCACAAGGGCGATGGCAGACACGACGCCTGCAACGGTTGTTTTCCAGTTCTTCATGAGAAGACCTCGGGAGATAGTGAATAAGTGAGGTATCAGCTGCAACATAATCCACGCATTGTGGATTTTATCAACAATGTTAGTGCTCGGCTGTTCTTCAGCATCAACGATAGGCAACGGCTGAACAAGTCGTATTTTCTGGAATACGTTCGGCCGTTCTATGCGCCTCGGAAGTACCTTCGTAATGATCGGGTCTTCACTTAGTGACACGCTTGTACGCCTTACGTGGTTTGGGGTCTGTGTTGCCTGTGCGCTCTTCTAATCTTACCAGCCGCTCGATGATCTCTACAATACGTTGAGTGATTAGCTCATCTGATTTCTTTAGAGCAATAATCTCGTTGGTCGTGTTGCTCATGACTTCGTGCATGGCGATTACGTTGTCGCGTGTCTCGCGGAAGTCGTTAACTAGCGTCTTCACCCAGAAGCCGATGATGGCCAGCATGGTGCTCATGATGATACCGAACATAGTCTCTACGCTCATGCCTCACCTCCGAACAACGGCAACGCTGGTTTCGGTACGAATGGGATCATCGGGAGATCTTTAATCCAGAGGAACTCTGGGTTAGCACAATACGCAACTTCCTGCGCAGAAATTATCCAGTTGTCTTCGATGTCCTGAATAGGATTGAAATAGCTATCCTGCAAGAACACCTGACCACGCAATGAGTCCGCTTGCTCTGCCGTTAGCTTGGCGCAGTAGTTGACAAGCTCCGTTACGGGGATCTGTGAAAGTATCATACGTTTCTACCGAGTGAAGTTTGGAATCGTTGGACGATATTGTAAAGCGCTGTTGCGTCGGTGTCTGTCAGGCCGTCGCCGATGGTAACAAATGCTGTACGTTTTGGGCTGTATTGTATAGGGCCGCCATCATAATTAGCAGCAGATACAAATATGTTGAAATTCGGAAATGCACTAGGATCTGTTGTAGTATTGCTGCCTATTTGCGTGGAATTTTTGTAAACCTTAAAATCACCACTAGATGTTCTTTTAGATAAAAAGAAACCTTCTGAACTTGTTTGTGCTTCGTTGATTGTGCTAGTACCATTTGCGCCAATGTCTGCAACAGTCCTATATTGAGTACTTCGCAAATCCCTAATATATAGCAGTATTGCTTGCGTTACGTCTGCATTCGCAGCACCTATTTCGCAGTCATTATTTGTAGGTGTAGAGTTTATGTTACAATAAAAGCCAAATGCACCGCTTGACGTTGTAAGTTGAGTTGAAGGATTTAAATACGTGTTAGCATAGGCATTTGTACCATTAGGTTCAGCACCGCTGGTGCTATGTGTCCACCCACCACTAAAGCTCAACCGAAACGCCGCATCGGCATCCCGTGGGTCTTTCAAGTTAAACTTATGCGTCGTAGCCGTACCACCCACGAATGGGTAGATTGCTTTCATTTTTGACCAAAGTTGCGCGTGCTTTAACCCACGAACAAGCTCAATAACAGCGCGTTGCTGCCGTGATGATGTAATCTTCGCAGCATCCAGAAAAGCCCACGCATCGCGCTCTTCAGGTATGACCGTTAGGCCCTTTGGATTGCGTAATGACAACAGGTTATATCGTGCTGATCTTACGCTCAAGTTGCAAGCTCACAACCAAAAGCAGAGAACGAAATAGACGTTGCATTTGATGACCGCACCGTTATCACATCCGTAGCTGCAAGCGTTATGCCTAGCACTAGCGTTGTCGAATCGTTGGCGTTAACGGTAACGTCGTATGCTATGTAATGCTGGTTTGCAATGGAAGCGCCCGCAGGTCTGACAGCCACGCGGTACGTGTACGCTGTTGATGTGATGTTGGCAATGGTAATGCACGACACGACCGTCTCGGTTGAAGATGGTACGGTATATAGGTCGGTTGCGTTCGTGTTAGCTGGGCAGGACTGGCCTAGCACTTTGTATACTTGTCCGCTTGGCATTATGCCCCCATTAAAAGAAAAGGATGCAACGGTGTGTCTGTACTTCCACCACCCGCAGGCACGGCCCACGTCTGGTCACCACGTAGAAACGTCGTGTTGTCAGCCGTGCCACTAGCAAGCCGTGCCGTAGCTACTGTGCCCGTGGTAATATCGCTAGCGTCTATGTTGATCTCGTCACCGCTCTGCAGTTCCTGAATCTGACCAGACGCTAGGACTAATGGTTTCTTGACTGCCATAGATTAGGCCAGCGTAATAGGTTGCTGTTCTTCGAAGTTGATCTCGGTATCAGACAAAGCGATGCCGATCTCTTGTGAAATATAGGTTGCTGTTGTCGGAGCCGTTGCAGATGCCGCGCCCGCTGTCGCTCCGCTCAAATAATAAGCAGCACCAGGCGTCAAACCTGTAAGCCCTGTGATTGTACCATCAAGATAGACGGTTGCGTTGTTAGGCGATGTGGAGTTTGTAATCACAAAGCCGATAGCACGACGTCCGTTGCTTGCGTCTGCCTTGCGTGCCTTGATTGTGCCGCCATCGTTAAACAGGTTCACAAGGTTACCAGCAGATAAATTCTCGGTAGTTGCTGCAACCTTAACAGTAGCGCCTATTCCCGTTGGCAATACCGAATTGTCCAGCTTACCCGATCCGTCGAGAGCAACAATCTTGCCCGCTTCCGTTGCGCCTGATGATGATACGGTAGCTTCGACTTCTGCGAGCTGGCCGCTGTTATTTTTGATATACTTTTCTGCCATGTTACACCGTTTGAATGATTGTGTCTATGTCGATAATTAGCGTTGTCGCTGTTAAGGCCTTGCCTACATGAACGACTATAGCGCCGTTCGTTGGTACTGTCTGTGTTAGTGTTCCGTTGGTGCCCAGGTAAACCGTCCCTTTAGTCCAGTTCCAGTTGGCATCTGTCAGGATGCCCGAGATCTTGATAGTTGCGTTGGCTCCAGATGTAACCGCTCCGTTCGTGATGCCTACAACCTGGGCATTTGCTAACGTGTTGTTGCTGGCATAGACAGCCTGACCTGATGAGTTAGTAGTAACAGCACGAAGTGCTGACAGGTTCTCACCAGCTACCAATGTGATGTCATCAGATATAGGCACCAGCCCGCCGCTGGCGATGTCCAGGGTAATGTTACTTTGGTCTACGTTGACACGCAAGGTGTCCTGATTAACGTTGATGGTGTAACTCACTGGGTTACCTCACCGAGAACCGTCACATAGCCACGGAGTAGTTCATTCGTTGAACTTGAGACCGTCTGTTCCAAATCCCAGACGTACACCTCGCCCACCGTCAGCGATGCCGTAGTCGCTGCACTTAATGCTACCGAAAACGTACCTTGCGAAGCGTTTACAATCGTTATCGTAAACGTTGCAGCAAGAACGTTGTCAATAGTCCTAATCTGGCCGGCGAAGGTGTAACCTGTTATGTTGGTCACCACCCCGTTCGTCTTATGTGTGAAGGTACGTGCAAAGGCTGCCCCTTGTCGTAGCTCCAAATCAACACGTGCGCCAGATGACGATAGGATAATCATTGTATGCCTTTGCTGTGCTCACCACTGGGCCCGTGGGCCCAGTCGTCAGAACAACTCTGTTAGTTAGTCCTTGATGATGTTAGCAGCAAGACCGCGTTCGGTAGCGTCGTTGATGCCTTCGCCGTTATAGAGAACAGCGATGCATGATCCGAAGGTACCAGCAGAGCCGTCGCCAGCTGTAGCAACAACGTCGATATAACGATCACGACCTGCGAGGTTCACAAAGAACCCGAAGACCTTGTTGTCATCGTTAGCCGTTGGCAGTGCAGGTGCACCCGTTGCGCCGTATACACAGCCCGTGATGTCAGCAGCTCCACTCATGCCAGAGTCGTCCGACTCCTGGAGTTTGAGGGCTGCCATCGCGATGTCTGTTGCACCGAGGCTGAAATACACTGCGAGCTTACCAAAGCCAGCTGTGTCGATCGTGTTAGTTGTAAACGATGCATTGTCAACGATTGCAGCTGGTGGCGTAACGTTGACAACCTTCACATTTTGTAGTGCGTTCATGTTGTCACCTTATGAGTTAATAGTTACGAAACCAACAACAGGGCCTGTTGTACGTGATGCTGCTGTAGCATTGTAGTTGCCCATTTCGTGTACCTTGATGTCGAGGTACTGAGTAGCCTTAACATAGATTGTATCTGTGTCGAAGCCCTTGCTTGCATCTTGCTTGATCGATGTTGCCATACGATCACCAAGAGTTGCAGCTTGTGTGAGGTTACCGAAGTAAGCGAATACCTGGCTGTTAGCATCTGCTGATGGCATAACGTCGACGAACTCGACAGGATAGCCGAAGAGGCGCTGACCGAATGATCCAGCAAGTTCTGCAGCTGTTGAACCGCCCTGTGCGTATGCGAGGCGCTCTGCTGTCTCACCGAAAGCTACCTTGTTGAAATACCACTTAGCACCTGTGAGTGCGTATGTTGGAACCTTACGCATACCAGCAATCAGGTTGCCCATGGTTACCTCTGCGAACGTGTTGCCAGCACATACCTGTGCTGATCCAAGGTATCCCTTGTGCGTGTCGTTCGTCCATGTTCCGCCGCCATCCTCGAGAACCTTGCGGAGCTTGCCAGCAAGACCGAGAACACCGCCGTATGTAGACGTGCCATCACCCAAGAAACCAGCTTCGTCTTCCTTCTTTGCGAACTGGCGAGCTACCGATTCAGCAAAGCGAAGGCCAAGATTCTGTGTGCTGTTCATTACGAGTTCTTCCGAGAGAACAGCGAGAGCATACATCTTCTTTGCGTTCAACGTCACTGCATCAAATGACATGTCAGATGATGACAATGTACCTGTCTCTGATCCCCAGTATGCCGTCACGTCATCGCCTGTGCGGAAGATGCGGATTGATTCCGATCCCATAGGCTCAACACGTGTGTTGCGACGGAATGATCCGTATGTGTCCTTGAGGTTAACGATGAGGCTCGATGTCTCCGTAGGAACGAAGATACCGCCTGTAGCGTCGTTGCCTTGTGTGTGTGTCTTATAATCAAGGCCAGTAACTTCTGTGTACTTCTGGCGTGCTGTCTCGTTAGCAAGACCACCAACAAACAAGCCTGTTACGTAAGCCTTGTACTCAGCATCTGGCATGTTAGCCTTTGCTGATGATTCGCCGACCTTGATGTCGTTTGACTTTGGCAGCTTGTTCACTGCTGTCTTCACTTCTGTCTGGCGTTGTGCGTTCTTGGCCTTGATAGCTTCGAACGACTTTACTTCGTTGGCCTGCTCATTGAGCGCGTCGATTTCAGCGTTCAATGTCTGTGCAGACTTTACTTCGTCCATCGTTGGCTCTGTCTTAGCAAGGAGCGTTTCGAGCTCGCTAGACTTGGCGCTGATGGCGTCGTTGATCTGTTGCAAATTCATGATTGTTTCCTCTTGTTTACTAATGCCCGCAATGCTTCCATTTCCATGGCAGCCTTTGCGGAAACCGGTTGTGCCGCGTCAATAAGCATTTTAATATTGCCTACTGCAGCGGTAAGTGTGTCCATCAATTCGGTCAGGCGTGCCACGTTAGCCGACGATAGCGTGCGCCCTTCCTTCTGCCTAATCTCTGCGCGTTCGTTCAACCTCGTGATGAGTCTATCGACGTCGGTTCCAACGTCTTCTAGATCATCATTGAGTCCCTTAGCGCTAATAAGTGCCGTTTGTGAGTTAGCACCGAACAGCACCGGTGACCATTCGTAAAGTTTACCCTTTACCAGTTC